AAGTTAGAAAATATGCATAGTGTCCGAGATACAGTGGAAAAAATACATCGTGATAATACAAAGTATCTTTCGGAGAATATTATGAATAAATATAATCATATAGAGTTCTGGAAAAAACAGAGAACTCAAAAGTATTCTGTCTTCGGATTATAAATGGCAATATTTTCTCTCAATGAAGTCAGAACAGAACAGATAAAAAATATTGCAGACGACAACTTTGAAAGTTGGCCAGAGAGTGCTACTTATGGTTACTTTGGTGGTGGTGAGTCTCCACCTTATGTCTGTACAATCGACCGTATTGATTTTTCTAATGATACTAGATCAGTACCAGGTACTGGTTTACCTGAAGCAAGAGGTCGTTTAGCAGCAACCTCAAATAATAATTATGGTTACTTTGGTGGTGGTTTTGCTCCACCTAATGTCTGTACAATCGACCGTCTTGATTTCTCTAATGAAACTACATCGGCACCAGGTACTGGTTTACCTCAAGCAAGAAGTTCTTTAGCAGCAGTCTCAAGTAATTCTTATGGTTACTTTGGTGGTGGTCAAAATACAGCAGAAAGTCCACCTTATCTTGACACAATAGACCGTATTGATTTCTCTAATGAGACAACATCACCAGTAACTGCTACTTTATCTCAAGGAAGAAGTGGTTTAGCAGCAGTCTCAAGTAGTTCTTATGGTTACTTTGGTGGTGGTGAGTCTCCACCTTATGTCTGTACAATCGACCGTCTTGATTTCTCTAATGATACTGTAACAGTACCAGGTACTGGTTTACCTCAAGGAAGAAGTGGTTTAGCAGCAGTCTCAAGTAGTTCTTATGGTTACTTTGGTGGTGGTGAGTCTCCAGGTACTTTATACCACTGTACAATCGACCGTCTAGATTTCTCTAATGATACTACATCACCAGTAACTGCTACCTTATCTCAAGCAAGACGAAATTTAGCAGCATTATCAAGTAGTTCTTATGGTTACTTTGGTGGTGGTTGGTCTCCACCTAATGTCTATACAATCGACCGTCTAGATTTCTCTAATGACACTACATCAGCAGTAACTGATACCTTATCTCAAAGAAGACGTAATTTAGCAGCAGTATCCGGAGGAGCATCACAAAGAATAAAAGGTTCAAGAACTTATGGTTACTTTGGTGGTGGTCAAACATCTATTAGTGTCTGTACAATCGACCGTCTTGATTTCTCTAATGAGACTAGATCATTACCAGGTACTGGTTTACCTCAAGGAAGATATGATTTAGCAGCAGTCTCAAGTAATTCTTATGGTTACTTTGGTAGTGGTTATAGTTCATCTTATGTCTGTACAATCGACCGTCTTGATTTCTCTAATGAGACTACATCAGTACCAGGTGATAATTTATCTCAAGCAAGAAGTTCTTTAGCAGCAGTCTCAAGTAATTCTTATGGTTACTTTGGTGGTGGTTTTTCTCCACCTTATCGTGACACAATAGACCGTCTTGATTTCTCTAATGAGACTACATCAGTACCAGGTACTGGTTTACCTCAAGCAAGACGTGCTTTAGCAGCAGTCTCAAGTAGTTCTTATGGTTACTTTGGTGGTGGTAATGCTCCACCTTATGTCTGTACAATCGACCGTATTGATTTTTCTAATGATACTGTATTAGATATAGGTGATTTATCTCAAGCAAGAGGTAGTTTAGCAGCAGTCTCAAGTAATTCTTATGGTTACTTTGGTGGTGGTTTTGCTCCACCTAAAGTCTGTACAATCGACCGTCTAGATTTCTCTAATGATACTGTAACAGTACCAGGTACTGGTTTACCTCAAGAAAGAGAAAAATTAGCAGCAGTCTCAAGTAATTCTTATGGTTACTTTGGTGGTGGTTTAGATGGTCCTAATGTCTGTACAATCGACCGTCTTGATTTCTCTAATGAGACTACATCAGTACCAGGTACTGGTTTATCTGAAGCAAGACGTGCTTTAGCAGCAGTCTCCAACTAAAACTAAATAAAATACCTACATCATTATGATATGAATGATATACTTAGAAATGTTTTGATACAACCAAAAGTTGTATCGAAAGAAGGAATTGATTTTTTAGTTAATCATGCAAAGATTGCACCCAAAGATAAGATGGGTGTGTTTGATGGAGAAAAAGCAAATCAAAATAAAGAAGGTCATCCATCAAAGGTTGATCTGAGTGTAAGAAATGTAGATTGTTCTGATATCTCAAAAATTATTGGAGAAGTTAAAGAACTTTATGATAATATCGTTCATCATGTAATCAATCCTTTTTATGAATTTAAGATAAGAGATAGTGAACTTCCTCAGTTGCTTATATACGAACCAGGAGGACACTATAAATCTCATTATGATGCAGTATCAAGGTGGAAGAACCCTGATGGTTCTATCATCTGGAAGAAGTCTGTAGATAGAGATTTATCAACAATTCTTTTTCTGAATGATGATTTTGAAGGTGGGGAATTCGTATTTCCAGATCTTAGAGTTCGTATTAAACCAGAACCAGGATTATTAGTTGCATTTCCATCTTCGCAATTTTATCTTCATAAAGTAGAACCAGTCATCTCAGGAACTCGTTATGCAATGGTAAACTGGATGACTGTTCAAGGTATGTCTACGAAAGCAGAGATTGATAAAGAGATAGAAGATAAATACAATATAAATGTGTACTGATAAAAATGTCTCAATTAATTAAACACTTTTTAGTGGATAGAGATACTGGAGAATGGATAAAAGGTCAAATTAGAGGGTATGTATTTCCAAAATTAAAAGGTTTGGAAATTGTTCATCGTTTAACTGACGAGAATGGGGATCATATTTGTTTATCAAGAGTTCCAGAGTATTTTGAGTATTCAAAAACTGTAACTCCAGCAGTTTTGGCAGAGTATCAGAGTGATTCAAATATCACTGTAGTAAGTTCCACAGAAAGGCAGTTTGAAGAACCTGTTATAAACGAAGAAACGAGAGAAGAAACTGGAGAAACAACCACAGTAACTGTACATGACGTAACTTACAGAGAAGCAAATACTATTGTAGAAAGTGATGGTCTTACAATATTAACTCAAGAACAATGGGACACTGAGATTTCTAATTATGATACAAGACAAACTGAAAAAAGATATGATGAAATAAGAATAGTTAGAGATGAGGTTTTAAAAGAGACTGATTGGGTTGTTATAAAAACAAAAGAGGATGGAAGTGCATTAGCAGACGATTTTAAGAATTGGAGACAATCTTTAAGAGATTTACCATCGGTAGGAATTACAACAGATACTTTTCCAGCAACTCCAAATTCAATTCAAGTTGATGCAAATATAACTAAAGATTATTCGCAAAAATTAAGATCTATTGTATTGATTAATGATACTCTTCCTGCATTACCGGAACCAGAAAATCGTTTAGGTGGTGAGTAAGTCATAGCATTTTTGATTTCTATCATAGGCATAGTCTGCATAAGGACCATTCTTTCTTACATAATGTAAAAAGAGTTGCATAAAACTATCATTCTTATGAGTTCTTAATGGACTTCTCCAATGAGGAACAATTGTTCCTAGGTATGCAACACCATCACCTACGGGTGTTACAACTTCTTTTCTTTTTCCTGTAAGATCTTTAAGTTTTATAGGCCACTTTGCATCACCAAAAATATTCATGGTGACTGATATTTCACATGAGGGTCTATCAGTATGACAATTCATCCATCCTTTATTATGATAAGTTGTAGAGAACCAGTAAGATGGAATAAGTTCTTCTCCTAATAGTTCTTCAAGAATTGGTTTAACTCTATGAACTACAAATGTGGATGATGGTGGAGCATAACAAGTTAATACTCTTCCTCTTTCTTTATCCCAGTGTCCTTCAAGTGATCCCAAATCACTCATAGCACCACAAAGATTTTGATACTTAATTTTTATTGCTTCTTCTTTAGTAATAATTTCGGGAAGGTAATACCACCCTCTATCAGAAAAATTGCTCATTACAAAATCTATTTTTAATTATTTATTCTTATTTCTGTGGTATAATATATAAAGGAAAAAAATTAATATGAATTTTAAAGTTTACACAAAAGATAATTGTCCTCACTGCTACAAGATTAAACAAGTACTAGAGTTGACAGGAACACAGTTCGTATCCTATAATCTTGAAGAGGACTTTACACGAGAAGAATTTTATGCTAAATTTGGTAGGGGTTCTACTTTTCCACAAGTAGTATGTGACGATAAAAAATTAGGAGGATGTATTGACACAATCAAATTCCTCAGAGAACAACAAGTCATCAAGTCTTAACATAAATAAAAATGAAGACCACATAAATCGTGGTATTGAATTCTTGCTCAATGGAGGTAAGAGAAAGCAAACAGGACCATTTCACATTATGTTTGAAAAGATGGTTTGCTTTCTGAGATGGAAAGTAAATATTCACTTTGAGTTTTCCATCAAGACATCCCGGAGTAAGAAAAATGTTAGCAACTAGTTTAGTATTTGGTTCATTTCTGACTATTTTATTTCTCATGATGGGTCTAATGATTGGTTGGACTGCCAGAGAATATATGATGAACTATAGAGAGGCACCGAGATATCATCCTGAAATGTTTGATGAGCAAGGAAATCTAATTCCAGATGAAGTAATCGCATTTAATTTTGAAAACTATGACGACAGCAACGAAGAAGAAAACGACAACGACTAAGGCAGTATCACTGGAACTTCCAAAAAATCCATTTGTCTTTGAAGTTTTAGATCTTGTTTCCAAACAAAGAAGCAAGGCAAAGAAGATTGAAGTTCTCAAGATGTATGAACATGCTTCTTT